ACTACCACAGATGGTGGGAAAAGAGCGGCGCATACGATAAGCTCGGCAGCTCCAAGCAGTGTGCGCATGATATCGCATGGCGTCGGCTAGACTCCATCAAAAATGTACCCGTAGCGGAGCTTACAATAGATAATCTGCAAAGCTGCGTGGATTCGCAAACTGATACGTACTATCCCGCGAAGGACATGAAAACCATGCTTCGCAAGCTATACAAGCGCGCCGTCGCCGAAGGGCAGGCGCGAACAAACCTCGCGGAGTTTGTCGAACTGCCGCCGCTTACCGAAACGGAGCAAAAGCCGTTTATAGGGGATGAGATAAATGCAATGTGGACGGCCTACGACAACGGTGACTTGTTCATGCGCTTCCCGCTGCTGATGATATACAGCGGCATGATGCCTGGTGAGCTGCTGCGCTGCACAGCCGACATGATACACACCGATACGCACGAGATCGTCGGCTGCGGCCTGAAAACCAAGAAGCGTAAGGCCACGCCGCTGGTCTATCCTGACTGGCTCGAACCGCTCGTGCAAGATATCCTCGCCAACGTGAGCAGCAAGCAGGGGCGCATCGTCGGCATGAACGTGGACAATTTTTACACCGAGTATCACGCCGCCCTCGCCAGGGCTAAGGTGCGCGATCTGCCGCCGTACTCGTGCCGCCATACCACGGCGACGGCGCTGGCGCTCGCCAAGACTGCGCCCAGCGTGATACAGGAGATCATGCGGCATACCAAGTTCGCAACCACCCAGCGCTATATCCACCCCGATATGCAGAGCGCCCACGACGCCGTCAATGTTCTTGACAAAGGCGGCAAGGAATGATATTATTTCAGCGCGAAAATTCCCCGCGTAGCCTACAAATTTCGGGGAATTCAGGCCATCTTAAGACCCCAAAAGTTCCGTTGAGTGCTGTCGCGTAGCTTACAACATAGCCTACAAAAAACCGCAAAGCATTGATAAATCAAGGTTTTTCTTTCCCCTGCTAAGGGAGTAGGCGTGTAAAAAGCGCGCGAGGGTTCAAATCCCTCCTTCTGCGCCAAAAGTACCAAGAATCAATCAGAAGCGACTGATTCTTGGTACTTTTTCTTTACCCAAGTTTAAAATATTCGCTTGTCTCAACCGGTCATATACGCTGATAGGCTCCGTTGAGTTCTGCAAAGTTCTGATGCGTAGCCTACATCGTAGCCTACATGCTTGCAGCTCGCCGCTTTTCGTCTTTACCCTCGGTACAGCTCATGCAGCCGCTTAACGTCCGCCATATCGCCGATCATGCGCTCATGTTCCCAGTCGTACACGGCTTTCATGCCCTCCGGCGGCTCCCCGTTTCTGCTGCGGTAATCCTTTATCAGGCGTACCGCTTCGGCGTGTAGTGCCTCAGCGTGGGTTACCTCCTGCTTGGAGAGGCTTGCAAAGGTGTCAGCAAGTTCGCGGTCTTCGTCCTTATACTTTAGGGCAAGGTCGGCGTACTTCTCGGCGTCTTCCATCTCGTCGCGGATGTTGGTGTACAAACATTTGATCTCTTTCATGGCGCTCACCTCACGCAAGCTTGACCATGCATGCGCAGACGTGGTTGATAGTGCCCGCGACACCGCCCAGAGCCGCGCTTATTGTCGGCGTTCCGTTGCAGCATGCGGCGATGTATACGGTAGTCTCGACGTGCAGTGTGTAGGTGTTGCCGGCCACGGTCGTCACTTGCGCGTCGGCGCACGGGAGCGAGACGGTATCTTTGAGTGCTTTCAGCTCTGCGATGCCCGCGCCGCCTGCGGTGAACACTACGTCGTAGCTGATCCGGTAAAGGCCACTGTTATTGACCACGAAGCCACCGGCTACGGTATCGAGCGAACAGCCAGTGTCGGTGTTGAGGATGCCCAGCACATTAACCGGCGTACCCGCCGCTACAAAGGTCTGTGGCGTGTTGTTGTACGCGTTCTGCGCGCTCTTGTAGTGGGTATTCTTAAATCTAGAGTTACAGGACATATTTTATCTCCTTTCAAAAGTAGGCGCCCCGGACAGCGTTTGCCGTCCGGGGCTTAACGCTGTTAAAGCGGTTAACGATTAGGGGTTATGCGCAGCAGCCGTTGTTGCAGCCGCAGAACGGGGACGCACCGGCGCTGTAAGTGTAGCCGTTGGGGTAGCGGACTACGCCATACATGCGGTTATCCATTTCAAGGCTGGCAATGCGCGCGGCCTGTTCGGATATACGCTGCTCAAGCTGCGACTTTTCCATCGCCGCGAACTTCGCGTCGATGTTCGCGTTCATGCCGCAGAGCTGGCGCTCGATGGAGTTGCCGGTCTGCATGATTGCCATGTTGGTCGCGTTCTGGGCGAGTGCCATCTCTTTGCCGAGCTGGCCGATGCTGCCCTGCATCTCGTAGCCGAGGTTGCAGATGCCGTTGCCGATGTTGGTGATCCTGTCGTTGAGTTGGCCGAACTGCTGGCCGAGCAGTATCTCCTGCTGAGATGCCGCGGTCGCGTACTGGCCGAACTCGCCCTGGTGGTTCCAACCGTTGCCGCCAAAGCCGAACATGAAGAGGAAGAGCACGACAATGAGGAACCAACCGGAACCCCAGCCGTTCTCGTTGTCTGCGCCGCGAGTCGCGGCCGCGATGTCGGAAAGGCTAAAATTTTCCACTGGTGTACTCCTTTCTTAGTTTTTTATATAAACCGTGTCGACCCGGCTTATTGCAGAAACTGCATGAAGCTCTTTGCCTGCTGCTTCAGATCCTCAAACTGCTGTTTGCTCATCTTTCCCGAAGCGAGCAGCTGGTTTATTTCCTGCTCCGCTCTTTCCGGCGTCATATTCGCCGCGAATTTGCGGAACTCGCTCACCATCTGCATCGGGTTTCTGGGCGCCGCCGCCCCCTGCTTGAAGAATGGGTTACTCATTCTGCGTCCCTCCCTGCTTCATAAACCGCTCGAACATTGCTTCGAGGTCGGCTTTTGTTACGTAGTCTTCGGGCTTCGGTGGAGACGGCGGGATGTACTCCTCCATGCGGCAATACGTCGTCTCAACGCCCATGTTGCCGCCCGTGCGGCAAGCCATAATTGCTTCGTCCATTGCCATCACCCAGAGCTTCTCTCCGGGCATTACCGGCACTCGTTCTATGTCCGCGAACGTCGGCACAAACAGCAGCGTGGCGCGGTTGTAGCCTGCCGTGCCCTGATTGTTAAACGGGTAGTTTGAGTTATACATACCGTGCCTCCTTCTTTTTTCTGTCTATATCATCGCATAAAAAAAGAGGGCTAACCCGTCGGTTAACCCTCAATTGCGTCCGCTATTTTGTTTTTTATGCTTCTTATTCGCCGCTCCACCTTTTCCGGGCTGTAGTAGTCCGCCTCGGATAGCTCGCAGGATATTTGCACTACGCTCATGCCTCGTGCCCGTAGCCGGAGGATAGTAATCTCCTCGTCGGTAAAGCCGCAGTCGCGCTCAAACTCCTCCCGAAGCGCCCGGGGAAATTGCAGCTTGCACTTCGCCCCCGGGGTCGTCAGTGTTTGCTTTAACTCTGATTTCGTCATTTTCTGCCCTCAAATACGCCGTATAGATTTGCTCGACAGTCACACTATCGAGCCGGTTAAGTGAGCAGAATTGTTCAACGGATAGTTTCATTCTCCTCCGTCGTCGGTTTACAAGGATTTGTTTTGCGCCGCCCATATGGACGGCGCTTTGATTTTAATTACTGCTTGAGCTGCTTGACTGCCTCGTTGACGCCGGTCGCCGCGAAGCCGGATACAATGCCGACTGCAGCTGCGGTTATGTAGTCCTGCGCCGGGAAGTCTGCCATGAAGCGCATGGCGAGAACGCCGAGGATGCCGCCGACGATGCCGCAGATGATGGGAATCCACTTGTTGTCAAGGCCGGATGCCTTGACGGCCTGACCCACCAGATAGCAGATCACGGTTATGGCTGCTACGGATGCGATACCAAAGTCCATATTTTCACCCCCTTTCACAATCCAAGCTGTGCCAGTACAAACGCAATAAGCGCACCGGCCACCAGCCATATCGCCTTATCTACGATGGCCTCCCAGCGCTTGCCGGGCTTGTCCGTAAGCGTTTTGAGGCCGGTTTTGATCTCACCTATGTCCGTCTTCATGGTGCTTTGTTCGGTGGCGAGCACCTTGACGGACGTGGTCAGCTCGTTAAGCGCCTTTTGATTTTTCTCCAGTGTGTCGATTCTGTGTGTGTTGGACTTGCCCCGCGCTTCCGTTTCTGCGTATTTTACAGCCAAGTCCTCCAGAGTAAACGCCATGCCTTAACCTCCTATCAGCCGCGCCCAAGTTTGAGCGCCTATGATACCGTCCTGCTGCAAGCCGCAGGCGCGCTGGTACGCCACCGCCGCATTGAAAGTGTCCTGCCCGATCTCGCCGTCAGCGCCGCACCGTCCGCATGAGTGGCCGCGCCCGATGAGGAGCAACTGCGCCGAGCGGACGCACTCGCCCTTGTCGCCGTAGCGAAGCAGCGGCAAGCCGGTGACGGCCAGTGCCGAGGCGGCCGCCTGTGTGGTGGTCTGTACGGGCTGTGCTGGAGTGGCAGCAGCCTCGTAGCTTATCCAGCGGGGCTTACCCCACAGTCCCCAGCCGCGCCCCGCAAGCTTGGTTTTCACAACGCCACGCGCGTGGCCGGTTGCCTCTACGACGTAGCCGCCGCCGATGTAAACGCCGACGTGGGACATGTCCCGCATAAACACGCACACGCCCGGTATGTCAGGCATGGTGTCGATGCTGCCGTTTTCTGGGCAGACCATGAATAGCCCGCTCACCGCAACGTCCTGCGATGCTTTGTATATAGGCTCGCCGTCCGGTGTGTCGCACCAAAGGTAGCCCTTTATAAGACCTACGCAATCGTGCACCTTCTGGCCAAACTGCGAGGCAAAGTCGTTGGCCGTGTAATAGCCGGGGTACTGCTGTCGCTTGGCTGCGAGCAGTCCAGAATTCGCCGTCTGTCCGAAGGTGCCGTACCAATAGGGTTTGCCAAGCTGTGCTACGGCATACTCAACTAAGCCGGTATTAGTTTTAGACATAGCCGATCATCTCCTCGTCATCTTCATAGAGTATAGGAATGCCATATTCAGTGGCCACAGCGTGCTCTATACGGCATCCGCATGCATTTTTCCAACCTTTGCAGAAATATACAGCCGAGCAGAGCGACATCGTTGCAATTGACTTGCTCAGAAAGCGTATAGGTATCTGTCCGCCAAGAGGACCAGGGAGCTCATCAGAGTCAAACAGCGTATTCAGCACCTGATATCCTCGAGCCTGGAGATTGCGTATCGCGATATCGCGTGTTCGTCCTATTTCCTCTTCGGACAAACCTCGCATCGGCTGAGAGATCATTGCATAATTAGTTGCAGTATTGGCAGTTGACATGTTTCAGTCCTCCTCGTAGATAATCTTAACCCCGTACGCTTCAGCTACAGCGTGTTCCAGTTTGCAGCCGCGAGTGGACTCCCAGCCTTTGCAAAAGTATGCGGCATCGCAACACGCCATGTTTTCTACCGACTTCGCGAAGAAGGCCAGTGGAATGTGGACTACGCCACGTTTTGACATTGCTTCCCGACTATACCACTCATCGGTAAAGAGTGTGTTGACTACCGTGTACCCCATGCCTTCCAGCGCTTTTATAGCGCGCTCGCGGGTCGCCACGATTTCTGCTTCGCTCTTCCCCGCCATTGGTTGCGAGAGCATTGCTGTCTTGTTCATATTATCCTCCTGTGTAGCGGAGGCCGAAGCCTCCGGTCGTAGTCATAAGCCATCCGTCGCCGATCTGGAGCTTGTCCTCAACGACGATGTTCGCAACGTGCAGCATCCCGTCCTCGCTGTCAAACCAGCCTCGCTTGGAGCCGTTTATCCAAAACTGCCAGCCGGTCGCGGTGTACAGGCCAAGCGTTTGCCCCGGCGCAAGCTTATAATATGTCAGGCCGTTTTCTTCCTCGGTCTCGCCCGTGAACGTGAGGTTTTCGCTTATTGCAATACCCATCTGCGTTTCGCCGGTTTCGGGGTCGGTGATAAGCCCGCGCCGTATCTCCCCGCGTATGGTCGTCACGAATCTGTCCGTGCTGTCCGCGCGGGAATTCACCGCGTCGATCTGGCTCTGGAAATCATAGCTCTCGACGGTCTGCTTCGCCGTCTGCTGTATCGTTGTGTTTACCGTCTCCTGATACGTGCCGAACTCGCTTTTGGCAACGTATACAGAGGACAGATTCTGTGTTATCTCGTCGACGTAGCTGTAAATGCTGTCAGCCGTCTTTGTGATAAGCTGCCGCAGATTCTGCGCGTTCTTGTCGATCTCCGCTTTCGCCGCGCTGCCGGATCCTACCGCGGCGGCGGTGGTTGCCTGCTTTACCGCCTCGTTGATCTTGTCGTCGCCAAACTCGGCCTGCAAGTTGTCTGCGAGCCGCACGAGGAAATTCCGCAGCGCCGAGATTTGCTGCTCAGGCGTCCCCTGCAGGATCGGGGGCATATCAAAAACGCTCATCGGTAGTCGCTCCCTATCTCCAGGATTCGCGCGATTGAGAACACTCGGCTCTCTCCGGTGCCGCACAGCTTGAGCCTCATATGGTCACAGCGGCGCGGACGTATCGGGAACATATAGCTTGTCGTGCCCTCCCTGTACGCCGTCGCGCTTCCGCCGCGCTGCCACACGCCTGTGCTGTCGTATTCGATGTAGACCTCGAACTTTGCGCCCTTCGCCATGTTCAGCCGGATGTCATAGCGCGATATGTATTTATTGCCGGGGTACTCATAGTACATAATCCCGCTGACCGCTTCCCAGCTGACATCCGCCTCACGCGTTCCGCCGTAGCCCAGCAGGCCGACAAGCTTCCCGCCGGCAATGCAGTACAGTTCGTCATCCACGCGCGCGAAGGCTTCGCCGTGCAGCTCGTCTTCGTGCATCCACAGCGTTTTCGAGATGTCGAAGCAGAACAGATGCCAGCCTCCGGCCTTGTCCTTCATGGAAATGTAGTACTTGCTGCCCACGGCTCCGGCCGCCGCATCGCTGTACAGCTCCTGCCCAAGCGCCTCGCTTACGCCCGTGGGGAAGCCGCCCTGATACGCGCATATGTCCTCGCGGGACTTGTAGTACAGCGTCTCGTTGACGACCGCAAGGCTCCGGCCGCTCCCGCGCTGGACGCCTCGCGCTACCGTCTCCGCTACTCTGTGCGCCCCCGTCGAAGACACGGTTATGCGGTGTATTCGGTTTTCCTTGAAAAATAGTGGGCTGCCCAGATAGTTGACGCATCCCGTCCATACTCCGTCCGAGCCGACGGAAGCCGTCCAGCTGTCTGTGCTGAGGCCGAGATACTGCCGCCAGTTTTTGAAGTCGCCGAGTGCGCAGCAGTAAAGCTCGTTGAGGTTCTGCGTGCCGTCGTTGCCGTAATAGCAGCCCCATAGCCGGTTCTGGCATTCGCAGACATAGTCCATCTGCGGCACACTGCGCTTGATCGTGATATCGCTCGTCTCGTCGCTGTATGCCTGCTCCAGCAGCCCCACGACGACGATATAATCCGCCACCTTGCCCGCCTCGCCGCCGACGGCATAGATAATCTTGTCCCCGTTCGCGTCAGCGAAGCTTGCGCCGCTGATGGTCACGCCGTCGTATTTCGCAAACAGCGCCGGTATCTGCCCCTGCGTGGAGAACGTCAGCTTGGTGTACGCCGTCACGATCTCCGCCCACGTTCCCGCCGCGCTGCCATACTGCCGCAGCACGTGCGGCGTGGAGCTTGTGTCTATCCACAGGTCAAGATTCTGCGGGTTGTCCGGCTCCGTTGCCGATATCGTCGGTGTGGTATACTCGTCGCCGTCAGCGCGGCACAGCGCATAACTTACGCTTCCGGTCGTGCTGAACGTCGCCTCTATGCTGCCGTAGTCTGCGCCGTCTGCGGTGTTGTAGTAGACCTTGTCCGGAAATATGATTATATATGCCCCCATGCTTACGAGCTGCTTAGAGCCGCTTGCAAGTCCCGTCACGGGCGTCGCAGTGCCGTTGTAATAGAGCGTTCCGCCCGCAACGTACGCGAGCGCGTCTTTCTCTATTATCCCTTGCAGCTCCCCGCTCACTTCAGTAATCCCGCGCGGCCTGCGCGGCGCAAGCATCGGCGTGTGGTCTGTGCTCAGGTTCCGGGTCTCGTAGAATTCGCCTTTGCCTATCTTCGTCTGGTGATTGTAGCCGTAAAACGAGTCTGTCGTGTCGCGCTGTGTGGTCTGCGCGTCCAAATATGGGAATGTCGGCATACTATTACCTCAGAACACGAAGCGTTTGCTTTTCGGCAGTGGCCTGTGCGTCCGGTTGTACCAGTTGAACCACTGCCCGTAGTTCGCGTTGTACATCGCTATCTGCTGATTATATCGGCTCGCCTCAGAGTTTCCCGCCGCGATCATCGCCGCGATGTAATGGGTGTACACGTCCTCGCCGTACGGCTCTGCGAGCAACAGCTCCTCGTCGCCTGTGCTGTACGGGGTGAAGCTCTCCGCGCCGCCCTCGTGGGTCTTTATGACCTCCTCGAAGATTTTCCCGTCGAGGTTTGACAGCCAGCGTATTTTCTCGTCCGCCGAATATGCGTTCGGCTCAAGCGTGTCCGCCCTATTTATTATTTCAAGTACGGTCATGTGTATCTCCTAAAACAGGCGGGTTTACCGCCCGCCTGTTAGAATTTCGGAAGTTCCTGTTTCAAATCGTCTCTGGTCTCATAGAACTTGTCTTCTGCTTCCTGGCTGCGCTTTATCTCGTCCGCGACGAACTTCGGGACGGTGCTTTTCTTGCCGCGCGGCAGGATATAATTGACGCCGTTGACAGCTACGAAGAGGTTCGGGTCGCCCCTGTCGCTGCCTCTCGGTATGGTTACTTCAACCATGTCGGTGTTCATGGTTACTTCAACCATGTCGGTGTTCATGGTTACTTCAACCATGTCGGTGTTCTTTGCCATGTTAATCTCCTTTCAGGTTCCGGCGGGGAATGTCCCCGCCGGTTTGTTGTCAGTTGGCCGCGTCAGTTGCGGAGAAGGTGGACACGCTCATCACGCGGAGCATGCGCTCCTGATAGAGGATAGTCGCACCGTTCGTCTCGAACTTGTAGCCGATGGTGCTGAACTGGTTCAGCGGTCCGCCGATCTCGTCCTTGTCGTGGACTATCATCTCCAGCGCGCCGCCCTCCGGGTCGATGATACCGAAGGAGTCCTTGCCGAAGAAGTAGGTCGCGTAGGTCACGCCCTCGGATTTGTTCTTGTAGGTGGTGCCACCGAGAACAGGGGCAAACGCATCCTCGATGAAGCGGACGCCGTGCAGTTCGCCGATCTCGCCGTTGAACAGCTCCTCGGGTGCGGCGTACTTGTGCGCCTCGATCCAGCCGTCGCTCTCGCGCAGGTCATGCGCAACGGACGGGTGAATGACGGCGTAGTAGCGCCCGTTGATGCGCGGGACGCGGTTCTTCTTCATTATGGTCACGGCCTTGTTGATCATCGCGGGGGTAAGCAGCGCCCAGCCGTCAGGAGTGGAGCTGCCGCCGCTGGCAGAGCTGCCGCCTGCGCCCATAGTCGCACAGCTGGTCGGAGTGCCGATGACCGCACCGGTATCCTTGTCGACGTTGTCACAGTAAAGGACGTTGGTGCCGACGAGCAGCGCGTCGCGGATCAGCTTCTCCTGCGTCTCCGCGGCGGAAGCGCCCATCTCCTCGGTCGCGCCGAGGATGACGTCGTCGTAGGCGCGAAGCTCCAGCTTGTCGGTGATGGAGGTGTAAGTACCGTACTGGTCGATGCTGCCGGTCAGCGAGCTGACGCCGAACTTCTGGCCGGTGGGGATAACGCCTTCGGTCAGCTTCGATGCCTTCTCGAAGGTGTTCCACTTGCGCCACTCAACCTGCCCCTTGTGGTTCTTGGGGAGCGGCTGCTTCTTGCCGAACTGCGCGTAGAACTGTTCTACGCGGGCGTTTTCGAGAAGCTCAGTGTCGTAGAACGCCTTAAGCTCTGGGGCGAGGGTGTTTACGCCGGAAAACTCGGTGACTGCGCCGGTGCCCGCGTTGACATAGTTGCCGGTAGCGTTTACAAGCGTACCCGCGTCGGCGAAAAACTGAAGGTTAAAAAACTTATTCATATATTTCCTTTCATCTCATGGGGGTCAGCCTCCTAACGGGAGCTTTTCCCCGTTGTAGGCGGCGGCGTAAATTCTCTTACGCAGTGCCGCGCGTTCCTCTTTCGTCATGTTTCTGGGGTCGTTTATCGCAAGCGTGGCGGCCTGACTGCCGTTTTCCCTCGGCCTCGCCCTGTTGGCGGCGACCGAAGCGGAAACAGCCTCCGTTGCCTTTGCTGCTGCCTGCTGCACGCGCTGCTCCTGCACCTCCGGATGCAGTGCCAGATACGCCGCGCGTACGCTTATGTTGCTCCCCGGCTGCGTGAATTTCACGAACGCTTCGTCGCTCATCGCTGCCGCAAGGTCGAAGTCCGAAAACTCTTTCTTCAGCTCCTCGCCCTGCCTGCGCAGCTCGTCGAAATGGCTGGAAGCCTGCTGACGCTTGAATGCGTCCTCCAGTTCCTTCTGCCGTGCCTGCCGGTTGGCTTCATCTTCGCGCGCCTTGCGCTTGCCGTCCTGTTCGGCCAGAATCATTTTTTTGGCCGTGCCTGCGTCTGTCCCCAGTCTCGCCGCGTCCTCCTCGAACATGGCGTCGTCTTCGCGGAACTTCTGTATAAGCTCCTCCATGTTCAGGTTAGCGGCGTCGAGTCCGTAGCGGCTGGCCAGATAGTCATACAGCGGCGCGGCCGCGGCTTCCTTCGCGCGCAGTGTCTCAAGCTCTGCGTCGCTGTTCTTCAGCCGTCTTTTGATCGTGCCCTGCATCTCTGCGTCAAATTCCGCCTTGTACTCTGCCTTGACCTCATCCCAGCTCTTGCGGACGGCGGCTCCGCTTTCTTCCTGCTCCGGCTCCTTCTCGTGCGGCTCCTCCTGCTGTGCAGGCGCCGCGGGTGTCGGGGCATTCTTGTATGCGCCCTTTCTTATCTTGCTTTTGGGTACGTTCAAGGCCTCAAGTCTTGCTTCAAAACTCTGCCCGGCGTCGACAGTACTTTCGCCCGTTGCTTCTCCTCCGCCCTCGCCTGCGGGTGCGCCGCCCTCGGCAAAAAGCTGGAGGTCGAAGTCAAATTTTGTGTGCATAGGATGCCTCCTTGTTTATTCTCTGGGTTAAGCCCACGACTCTTAGCTTTATGATAACAAATCCCGCTCTCATTTCTCTAACCCCAAAACGCGAAAATTTTTCAAAAAAATATAAAAACACACTGGGATTTCTCCCAGTGTGTCCGCGTATTAGTGCCACGGGGTTCGCCGCAGGTTCCGCGCGGTATAGAACGCGCAGAACATCGCGTCCTTCTGCGCATTGGTCAGGTTCAGACTGTCGATGTACGCCGCAATCTTGTAAAGCTTTGAGTAGCTTATCGGCTTGCCGTTTTCGTCATAGTCCGATTCGGTGCGGTTGTACATCTGCCACGATGTATAATAATCCTTCCCGCTTATGCCTGCCGCCGCTACGGACTCGTTGTACTTCTGCACCGCCGCATCGGATATGTCCTCGGTTCCGGGGTTTGCGATGGTGAAGTCGTATTTCTCGCGTCTGGCAGCGGCGTCGTCCTTGCTCTTGCCGCCGTACTTCATCAGCATGTTTTCAACGGCCTCGCCGGAGACGCGTTTCTCCTCGTACGCCTTGCGGATATCCGAGTATTCAATGCCGGTGTCCTTGACACACTGCCACTGCAGCACGGTTGACTTTGCGTCGTCCTCTGAGGCTCCGCCGTATTTGCTCCGCAGCGCCGCCGCGCGATCCGCCGATATTGTCCCCGCAACATACAGATCCTTCAGCTCGCTGTACTTGAAGCCCGTGTCCTTCTCGCACTGCCACTGCTGAACCGTCGCTTCCGCATCCGCCCTGTATGTTTTGCCGTACTTGACGAGGTAGTTCACCGCATCGCTCCGCGAGATATCCCCGCTCACGTATGCGTCAGACATATCGTCGTAGGCTATGCCGGTGTCCTTCTCAAACTTCCACTGCAGCGTCTTGGCGTCCGCCTCCATGTCCGTCGCTCCGGCTCCCATAAGCACGCGCTTCGCCTTGTCTATGGTTATGTTGCCGTTAAGGTACTCATCTTTGGTGTCGCCGTACTCGAAGCCGTACGCTAGAGAGACCGTCCACTTGGCTACCTGCTTTTCTGCCTCCTGCTTGCTCATTCCGGCGTAGTCCTGCAACTGCTTTATAGCGGTCTGCTTGTCTATGCTCTGCTTCCCGCCGTCTGTCGGCGCGTATTTCTCGCGGATGACCTTCTTCACCGCGGTCTGAGCGGCGCTCTCGTCCTCAAACCGCGCCTTTACCCTGTCTGCCTGTTTCACGTTCCCGCTCACCAGCGCGTCGTAAAGCTGCTCAGAGTTTGAGGGGCTTTCTCCTGTCCATCCCTCGGCAACCGCCTGAAGCGCGCCCTGCCACGTCGTCTCTTCGCCGTTTGCGATGGTGTCGTATGTGTAGTAGGCCGCCCGCATATCTCGCATCACGTTTTTGAGCGGAAGGCCGAATATCTGCGCAATGCGCCCCGCGAAGTCCTCAATTTTTCTGTATGTGGACTTCTTGTCGCTCTTCAGCGAGGTGTACGCATTCCAGAGGTCGGCAATCATGGTCATGTCGTTGCGCTCCACGTCGTACCCCTGAACTATCGACACAACGTCCTTGATATAGGGGATATACGTCAGCGGGTTGAATCCGTCTTTCAGCTCCCCGGTCAGCGCAGCTATATATTTTTCGATGTAGCTCTTATCGTCATCGTCGTTGCGCGCCGCATAAACGAACGACACGAGTATGCTGTTGAGAAGCATGGAAGCAACAACAGAACCTAGCTTTCGCACTCCGAGCGCCTTCCGCCCGTTTCGGAAGTCGTCTATCGCGTCAACCACCATACTGACGTTCGTCAGCGGCTCCGCCATGAACGCCGTCGCCATCTTGACGCCGACATCCTTCGACCTCATCATCGCGCTTCGGGAGAACACGGAGTCGTAGACCTGCGTCTCCGTTATGATCTGCGTGAACCTGTCACCGACTCGCTTGTTGAATTCCTCGCTTCCGGTTTTGAGGTTTGTCGTGTCCGCTACTTCGCGCTCAACCGCCTGCCAGATGGAGCACCATGTCAATTCGTCCATCAGCCCCGGAAGCGCCATAATAACGTCGCTCCGGTAGTTGCTGTCAGTCACGAGGCCCTTCGCCTTTTCCGCAAGTCCGCCATATTCCCGCGCGGTCATCCACTCGCGGGCGCTTCTGCCCAATCCCTGATCAAAATAGCCTATTTCCTTTATGGCGGCCACGGGGGCGTACTTCTTCATGTGCTCCCACAGCTCCTTATGCTTCTCGGCGGTTATCTTCTCCCCGGCGAAATACTTCGGGTCGATATATGCCGTTGCTCTGGCTATTGCCGAGGGCTGCTGAATTGATACCGACAACGAACCGGCGACCGCGTACTTCTTCATAAACGCAAGCCCCTTGTTCATCAGCTCCGTCGTGGGGTCAGACCGCGCGCTGCCGTTCACATCCTTGAGCAGGAGTTCTATTTGCTGCACCGGCGCTTCCGAGCCGAACGCGTTTGTAAGCATCGCCTTGACAGAGTTCGCGCCGTTTTCTATGTCGCTCGCGCTGGTCGCGTAGTTGAATATTCTCGTGAAGTCCTCAAGCGGCAGCGTGAAGCCGTGATACGTCGCCATCTCATATACGTGCTGGCTCCATGTGTCCACAAAGCCGCCTATGTATATCGGGTTGTTGGCTTTCTCGACCGTGCTGCGCGTAAAGCCGCTGTTCTTGATTTTCACATTGTCGCTGTCGCCGCTCCGGCTTTGCAGGTACTCCGACGCGCTCTTGATAGGCCAGTAGACCTTCTCCTTGAACAGGTTTATACCGTACAGCTCGCGCGATACCTCGTTGCCCCATTCGGCAGGCTTCGTGGAAAGCCAGTTTTCCATCTCCTCTACGAAAGCCTTTTGCTCCGGCGTGAGCTTGCCTATGATCTCGTCGAGCACCTGTTCGTCGAGCGTGTATGCCCGCGCCTTGATCTGCGACATTGTCAGCGTGACGCCCTTTTTCTTGACCTTTATCTTTCCGTTTTTGCCGAACACTATGCCGCCCGCCTCAAGATGTTTCTTGCCCTGCTCGCGCCGGCTGGTAGCGTAAACGGACATCATGTCATCAAGCGACAGGCTGAACGGTCTGCCCTGAGCCGAGACGAAATCGTGCTTTTCCTCAAGCGCCCAAGAGAAGTATCTGTGCTTTTCGGCCGCCTGCAGGAAGAACGAGCGCGCCGTTACAACGTCCCGTGCTCTGACGTCTTCGCCCTTGCGTACCTCGTTGTAAGCCTGCTCAAGCTCGCCGCCCACTTTGTGGAATATTTCGCCGGGCTTGAGCATTGACCAGAACTGCCGCTTTACAAACTGCACCGGCTTGAGGCCGAGGTCTGCCCCCTCTGTTGCGGAGAGCCTGTCGATCTCTGCCTGCGCCCTCTCCTCAATGCCCGCTTTCTGGTTCAGCACAAACGCCTTGTTCGCTTTCGATACGACGGTGTAGGTCATCTTGAGTAGATCGTGTACCGCGTCGAGCTGTTCCTGCGTCATTTTCACAAGCGGCGTATCTCCTACGAGCTGCGAGACCTCCTGCATTTTCGCGGCTATGTTCTCGTCGTAGCCGTTCGCCACCGTCGGGTCGGCAGAGTTTACGATTGCCTGATAAGCCGTGTGCAGCGCATCCAGCCGAGTCTTGAGTCTGTCACCCTGCGCCTGTATTCTGTCGCGGGTCTCCGCAAGCTCGCGCTTCATCTCCGGGTCTGTCGTCTTTGCTATGGCCGCGTCGTATTTGGCGACGCGCTCCGCCGCGTTGACGGTGTCGAGGTTGAGCATGTCCAGAACCTCAGCCACAGGCTTTTGAAGCTCAAGCAGTACGTGTTTCTCTTTCGATTCCTTGAGGAGCAGGTCGCTGAGCTTCTTCGCCATATCGCGCACTTTTGCCCTTGTGTCGGTTTTGCTCTGCCTTGCCTTGATAGTCTCGCGCATATCTGCCCTTGCGCGGGAAAGCATGTCTTTCACTGGGTTCATCGCGCGCAGTTTGAGAAGCTTTCTGTCCTGCGCGTCTACCTCTTTCAGCAGCTTGTCGCGCGCCTCCCGTGTCTCCTGCTGCGTTGCCTTGAGCGCACCTATTCTTTCGCGCCATGCGCTTTCTGTTCTGCGGCGTTCCTCTGCGGTGAGCTTGCTGCGCTTGGCCTGAGCGTATGCGTCGTCTACCGCCCGCCGCGCCGCGCTGTATTCTATCTGCGCATCGTCCAGCTTGTCGTATAGCTCCTGATACCGGTCAAATTCGGTGCGGTACTGCGCAAGAAGCTTTCTTTCGCTTTCCGTCGCCGCTACGCTGTCAAGCGCCCTCGCGAGAAGTTCCCTGTCGGTCATGGCATCGTCGCGCATGGAATACCTGAACTGCTCATACTGCTTGCCCGTCAGCTCTGCCACGCGTTTTCTCGCCTGCTGCCGCTCTATATAGCGCTGCGTGTCGCTGGTGAAAGACGGGTCATATACGCCGTTGCCTATCCAGCCGCCGCTCTTGAGGTCGTCAACGTCTATGCGGTTCGCCTCTATGAAGGATACGTGCGTCGGGTATCTGCCGTCGCGCTCGGTTATTGGCAGAACGCTGCCGTCGGTAAGCTCTATTGCGGGTACGCCGTCAAGCTCCGATATGTCCTCGTTGAGGTTGAGCTGCGGATATTTTGCAGACAAATCAACGTCGCGGTTACTATAGCGGACATCTCGGCTTTTTGAATTAAAGCGCTCCGACAGGGGAATGACCTTGCCGTTATCGTCATACACGACAGGCTCAGCGGATTTTATCTGCTCCGGGTCAAATACAACATACGAAGTCCCGCCAAGTTCGCTGTCTTGCACCTTCAGCCCTGAATAACCCATCCGCTGCATCTCTGCCACGTATTCCTCTGCGGCTTCACGTATAGCCGAATATTCGCCATCGGAGTACTGTTCTATCGCGTCCTCTGAAATATACTCATTGAGCAACTCGTCTTGCAGTGTCTGCAAAGCTATGGGGTACAGTGCCTCCGCTTTCAACCGGAACTGCCTTGCGTCACCGGGTATCATGCCATAGCTGTACGTTGGCTTCGATACGTCATGATCGCTGAACCAGAAGCCGAGATACGCCGTTGCCGCTGTCGCTGCGTCGTCCGCATAGTCCACAGTATTTTCGCCCAGCCTGTTTCTATCAAAAACGTTAAACGCGCCATTCATGCTGACGTGATATGCAGTGATGTCGTATTCAGCGTCTTCTGCCGCCTCATTCACCATGCTCCTTGCGGTCTCAAGGTCTCCGCGCTTCACCGCGCTCAGGTATTCAGCATCTCTCTCAGATTTTTTAATTTTGGTATTGCTATTTTCGGAAGTGGAGCGTATACTGTTATTGGAAACATCGCTGAGGAATGTAGACTTCGGGTTATTCCCGTATGAGCTACTGATGTCCTCGGTGATGTTTCTTATTTTTGTGACGTCTTTAAGCAATCTGCCGCGCTCTGTATTTACGATGTTGATTACTCCGGAATAATACTCATCGCCCACTTTGAAAGTCACATCAAAATAAGAAAAACCGCCGCTTGCGTTCTCGTGGAAATGCCCTGAATCGCCGTCAGATTTTGTCCTAAAATTGCGCCCGGCGTCGAGTAAATTGTCAAGTTCGCTTGATGCGCGCAATTTTGCTTCTTTTGTTCGGTTATCGCTAATAAACCGTGCCGGATATGCATATTCGCTAGCGGTTCGGCCATTAACAAACGCCTTATTCGTTGTGCCTATTACTTTACCTACAAACTTCCGCTTAATGATTTCTCGCGCTTTTGCCTGCATTTTCTCAATAGGTAGGGAGTCGAACTCGCTTTGGTCAGCCTGAACATCAACGAACTTCGTGCCATCCGAAAATTCGCGCAATGAATACTTCGCCCAAACCGTATTGCCGTCGCCGAGGTTCGGCGCTTTGGCGGCTCTCTCGGCTTTTGTAAGCGCGGCTCTCGCAGACACGTCCCGCGCCTCAATCTCTCCGGCTGTGTTGAAATACAGCTCACTCGGCAGTTGGCGCGTTGTCTTGCGGCTCTGCGCAAGGTCGTTAAAAAGGTCTATCGCGGAGAACACTCTGTCTTCGCCGTACTTCTGCTCAAGCTCCTCTCTGCGCGCGTCATAACGCTGCCATTCCGGGGGATCGGGTTCAACCTGTTCGAGCGTGTCCCAGTCTATTTTTCCTCTCGGCACGGTAGGCGACATTTCCTCAAGCCGCACCATATCTGCGTAAAACTCAGGAGACTTAATACGCAACTCTGCAATCTGACCCTCTATCCGTGCCTCCTCCATGAGCTGCGCCCTCGTTCGCACATTTTTCCCGGCCTCAAGCTGCCTGTTCCAGTAGTCCACGGACGCGCCCCGGCTGAAACCCTCATAACGCTGTATAACGTGCTGTATTTCGTGAAGTAGAGTCTTTTCAGGAGCGTCTTTAAGGTGGCTGTCAATAACGATTTCAAGCCCATTATAATACCCGTTTTCGCCACTGCCCAAGTTCTCAAAAACAAGCCCCATATCCTTGAGTTGCGGGTATTGCCTAAAAAGCTCGTCGTGCTTTATGTAGTCGCCAACCGTAGCCCCGAAAGCGTTCGACCTGTCAAGCATTGCTTCTTTCGCTGCGGCATAGTCCTCAAAAGCTGTTCCCCAATATTTCGCCAGTTTATTATACAGTTCTTGACTGAATTCACCATTGTCGCGCTGCTTTATATATTTGGCCAGTTCGCCACGCTGCGTGTCCGTCATTTCCACCGAAGTAAGCGCAAGCCACTTCGCCGCATACTCATGCGGCGCTCTCGCGCTGTCTGCATAGCCGAGAATATTCCCGGTCTTGCTGTAAATCAATCCACTGTCGTCTATCTCGAAGCGCCATTGACCATCAGCGCCTCTAAACCAGCCTGTATCTCTCCTAACAGCATCTTTGTCAACTCCTTGCGCAAGCAAACGCTTAGCCCTGTCTAATTCATCAAGGTTGGCGTTCTCTGCACCCCTACCGCCATAAGAATGTCTTACCCCGTCGCCGGTCTCGGCGGCGTTTTTGTTTGCCCTGTTCCGCACGGCCTCGGCGAGTGCGTCGTCCCACATCGCCCGCAGCTCGTCCATGTACTCGGTCATTGCCTTGGCCTCGTCGTGGACGGCTTCAAGCCCCGCAAACGCGCTTTTGATTTTCCTGAAGAAATCATTCAGCCACTTGCGTATCTTCTTTGCCAGAGGCATATTATCGCTTGCAAGCTGCCTTATTGCCGTCGGCTCCGTCAGGACTGTCTCGCACGCGTCGGCTATTACCTCCTCCACGGCCTCGTCATAGCTCAACTCGCGGCTCTCTCTTGCGCGCTTCTGCGTGACAAGCTCTTCGATATCCAGACCCTGCTGCATGAGCCTGTCGGTTATGAACTCGCGCAGCGCTATATATCCGGCCTCGCTGTTCTCGCGGATGAAGTGCGTCATTTCGTGCGCTGCCGTCAGAACTATCGTCCGCTGCCCGCTCTCCACGCTGTTCATGCCTGCGTTCACATCGAGGTAAACCGTGCCGTTGTAGTACATGCCCTGCGCGCCGCTGTATCTGCCCTCGGCGTTTGCCTCGCTCTCGTAGAACACAACGTTCACGCCCGTAGCCGTCAGCGCCTCCGCGAGGGTCTTCTCGGCGTCGCTCATGCGGTCTATCGCTTCCTTGCTTGGGGCTTTGAGCTTGCGCCCGTCGGCCTCGCCGCCGTCGTAGGACACCTTGCCCTGCTTGACCTCGCCCTTGCTCTCGCCGGTGCGCTCCGCCGCCGCTTTTCGCTGCTCCGCGAGCTTGCGCCCTGCCTGCATCAGCGCGTCGAGCTGGGCGTCGCTCAGCATCCGGAAGGTCGCCTTGCCGAAACTGCGCGCCTGCTCAAGTGTTGCTTTGGTCTGCGCGCCGTAGAGGTTCATCGCAGTGTCCGCTGCCTGCACGTATGCTTCTATGTCCTGCCCCGGCATATACGCCGCGTACATTGCCGCCTGCGTGTCGCCGTCATAGCGGGATATCTCGTCAAACAGCCTGCGCGTCTGCTTGGGGAGCTGCTGCACGTCGTCGGGCTTTACCTCCCGGATGGTACTCTTGCCGTTCTCCGTGACCTCGACGCGCGCCATGCCGTCCTTGAAGCCGACAACCTTTCCACTCTCGTCGCCGACCTTCACGTCAGCCCGCTTCTCCTCTGCGGTCACGGTGTTGGTGCTGCGTACACCGTATTCGCCGGGTGCAATGATGCGTGTGCCGATATCCCGTGCCCACTCGTTAGAGCGCTGATACTGGCTGCCGTCATGCCCGCTCAGCTCCGCCGCGGTCTCCATGCGCATGTTGCCGATATCCATCTCGGAGAGCACGCGCTTTGCCGCCTTGCTGTTCTGGATCAGGCCGCGCTGCTTCTCCGTGACCTTCGGGACGCTGATGTCCGTCGCCTTTGCCTCCTGCTGCACCGCCTGCCGCACAACGGCTTCCGTGAGCGCTGAGCTGTTTTCACCGAGCGCGGCAAGCCGCTTGCCGACGGCCTCGCGGATGTTATCGAGGTCTTTCGAGACCACGGCCTCCTGCGCAAGCTCCGTGAGCGTCCCCGCCTGATAGTTCGTCATGCGCTTCCCGCTCTGTACGCGCTTTTCATATTTCTGCGCACGTTTGCCCGCTGCGGTGTCTGCGCCCTCGCTCTTGGCGTAGTCGATAAGCTCCTGCGCATCGCCCTTGTATGTCATGCCGCCCTGCACGGTGCTGTGGACACCGGCGCTTGCAACGCCGCTCACAAAGCCGCCCAAGGCATCATACATAACACCCTGAGTCCAGTCCGCTATTACAATCTTTTCAGCGTCCGCAGGGCTGTAACCCGCCTGTATCAGCGCGTAGTAGTTGCTCGCAAGCTCGCTCTTGTCGCCGTTTATTATTGCGTCCGATATCGTGTTCATCAACGTCGTGGCCGACTCTTCGCTTGCCTCGATGCCGCCCTGCACGAAGATGTTCTTGATAATGCCCTTGAGTGAAGAGGGGTTCTTCATCTTTATCAGATGCTCTATTGAGAACATCTCGCCCGCGACCTCGGCGACACCGCTTGCGTAGCCGTAGGTCAGCGCCTTGTCTACGCTGAGCCCGCGCTGTATGCCCTCCTCGTAGGCCGTTTTGCTCGCCTGCCCGAAGAAGTTGGCGTACGTGCCCACGCCGCCCAGCATGTATACAGATGCGAGGGAGTTGAGGATGCTTACCCCCGTCTCGTATAGGTCGCCCAAGCCCTTGCCGCCGATGACCCACACATTGTCGTTGATAGTCCCACTCTTTTTGTTCAGCGACGAGGCAATTGCGGACGTCATCGCCATGCCTATGTCCGCGGGAGTGAGGCCGGATTTGGCCGAGACGTCTCCGGTCGCCGCATATTCTTTTGTCCTGTCAAGCGTGTCGGCAAGAGACGTCATGGTCATCCCCACGGAAGCCGCTGTGCCAGCCAAGCCCGTCCAGAAATTCTGACTTGCCCACTCGCCGACTTTTTCCTTCTTCGCCTGCGCATCCGAATAAGCGTATCTGTCATTGATGCGCCGCGCATAAGCCTGTGCCTCGTCCTTATTGTCGTTGTAGAGGTAGTAAAAGTTGCTGCGCTCTTCATCCGTCCAGTTATCCCGGACACCGTTGCGCCAGCTCATGGTATAGTCCGCCTGCTGCGCGTTCTTGTATCCCGCGCCGAGAGATTCCAGCTCCTGCTGGATGGCGTTCCGCTCACGCTCGATCTCGTCCGACTGCTCCACCGTGCTCGCCCAGCCGCTGTTCTGATTGAGCGTCACAAGCCTGTTTTCCAGTTCTGCTATGCGCCTGCGCTTATCGGCAGCGCCGTCATACGCCGTGCGTCCGCTGATAACGCCCCTTGTATAGCCCTGCTCGTCGCGCAGTCCGGCCTCGGCAAAGTAGTCTGCCCATTCCTTTTCTTTGCGCAGCTCCGCTATGCGCTTGTCGTAGTCAGCAAGGCTTACGGCAGGGCGCTGCTTTGCCCTGCGCGCCTCCTCCTGTCTGCGAGCCTCTGGCAGTGCGTCGTACTGCTCCGTCGTAGTCACCCACAGTCCCGGATCGCCTATAGCGTCCGCGTCCTGCCTGCGCCGTTCCGTCTGCTGTGCCGCTCTCTGCTGCTGTGTAAGCTCCTCAAGCCGCCGCGCCGTGTCAGCCGCCCACTGCCGCCCGGTCATGCCCTGTTTGAGCTGGTTCTGATACTGTGTGCCGTACTTTGCGTATTCCTGCGCCATCTGCTGATACGCTTTGCCCTCGTCGGTATACTGGGGATTGTTCAATATGCCGTGCTGCTCCGCGTCGCTCTGCCAGTTGCGCATCACGCGCTCTCTGTCGCTTCTGTCCGCGCTGGTCTGCCGGAACGGATTCACTCGCCCGGTCTGCGTGCTCTGCGTCTGCTTGCCGTCTCGGAAAGGATTGTAAGCCATGCTCCGCCTCCGTTTTTATCTTGTTGCCGCCGTGTTCTGTCTGCCGGAGCCGCCGCTGCCGCCGCTCTTCTTTTTCTGCCCCGGCTTTTTTATTGTTGGGGTTTTCTTTGCCTGCCCCGCGCCGTTCATCAGCTCCTGCGCCTGCTGCACAAGCTGCGCGTACTGCGCGTCGTTGAGCTGGCCTGCGTACTGGTCGAGCCTGTCCGCTGCCGCGTCCTTGCCGTAATATTTGTAGAGGTTGTATATCGTCTGTTTCATTCCGGCAAGCGTTGTCGCGTCAACGTCCGCCCTGCCGTTTCCTCCGCCGCCGGTGTCGTAGTGACCGCCGCCCCCGCTGCCGCTGCCGGAACCGCTTGCGCCCGCGTTCTGCAGCTGCCACATATAGAGCAGTTTGTCCGCCTGATCGCGTGTCAGCCCTGCCGCCGTCAGCTCGTCGTCGGTGGGGGAGTAGCCGGTGTTGTTGATGAGGTACAGCAGCTTGTTGTATGCATCCTGCTGCCTGCCGTATGCCGTCTCCTCGTCCTGCCGCCTGAGCGCTTCGTCATACTGCCAGTCGCCGAGCTGGTCGCGGTAGCGGTTGTAGTCGGTCATCGCCATGTCGTTAAGCATCGCGTACTGGTTCGTCAGCGCGTCGCCCTCGGCGTTGTACTGATTGAGCGCCATGCTGTAAGTCTCCGGCAGCACCTCGCCGAGCCGCTGAAGGTACGCGTCATACTGCTGCTGCCCGGCAGCCTGCCCATAGCTGCTGCCGTAGCCGCCGGTCAGAGCCGCCGCCTGCCCCATCGTGTCGCGCATCGCCTGCTGCCCCTGCTGCACATACTGCTGCTTGTACTGCTGGAACAGCGGATCGCTCGCCGCGTCATAGCTGAACTTCTTGCGGTTGACTATCTGCTGGTATATATCCTGTATCTGCTGGTCATACTGCCCGCCATACACGGGAGCCTGCGTCTTCGCGCCCTCAAGCGCCTGCATGGTCGCCTGATACTGCGTGTTGTCCGGCTGCTGTGCGGGCTGCTGCGTATTCTGCTGCTGTGTGCCGCTCATCGCGGCCTGCTCCTGTTTTTTGCGTTCGTCTTCGTATGTTGCCATTTTGCCCTCCTTATCCTATCCTGTGCCAGATGTACACCGCCAAATAAGGCGGCATATTGTTGTGAGCTTTTCCACCACCGACGTCGCCCGTATTAGAACCAACTGCGTAGTAGGTGCTTTTACTCGCAACGCTCGGATAACCAATCTGCGCCGAATTGTTCCCCGCGCTCTCATTAGGATACCAGATAGCGTGGTTGTGCGAAGGTATTTCCGAGTTTATCAAGGTATGCGTTGCCTCGCCGCCCGTGCTCCCGGCAGTGTACGTGCTGCCGGCTGATATAAGCGTCCGCCCCTCATCCACGCGCTCCCACGCGCCGCCCCAGAGCGTTGCCGGGTCAGTTGCTGCAGAGAGGCTTATGTATATTCCCACCGGGAGCACCGCGTCAATTATCGTCTGCTTCAGGCTTTCCAATATCGACTGCTTGATGCTCTCCGCTATCGTTGCGCTGCCTATCCATATCTGCCAGTCCGCCGGGATTTCCAGCGCCTTGCTGTGCTCCGGCGCTTTTCCAAAAGCCGCACCGAGTCCGTCCGCGCGGAATTTCAGCGCCCATTGCCGCGTCGGCAGGGACGTCACCGTCACCGCCGTATTGCCGAGCGCATCCGTCGCCGTTATTCGCACCTGATACGTGCTGTCGGGGGATATCGTGCCGATGATTGCCGTCTCGCCGGACGTGAGCGGCGTCTCCGTGCCGTATACGCCGCCCTGTATCTTGTGCGCCGCCGTCAGCGTCAGAGTGTTTTGGCCGCCGAGCGCGCTGAATGTCGCCGTCGCCTTTGCGCTGTAGTAGTTGCCGTCCTCGGCCTCCACGCCCGCCGCCGTGCAGCGAAGTATCTGCACTTGGCTCAGCGTAGGCGGCGCATATGCCATCGGCTCGATGCGGATCGTCTGCGTCGCTGTCCTGCCTCTGCTGTCTGTCGCCGCACACACTACGTCAGCCGCGTCGAGAATAATGGGCGTCCTGTAAGGTACCGCAGTGCTTGTAACGCCGCTGCACGTCACTGTGACGCTTGCAAGCGCAGCCCCCGCCGCCTGTGTCAGCTTGGCGGCGTCGAAGCTTATCTCGGCCTGCGAATAGCCCGCGATGTAGCCCGTCAGCCCTGCCACTGCGCCGATGTTGTACGGTGCAGCCGTTGCCCAGCCCTCGGATATCTGCGGCCTCATGCCGTCGTCCGCCGTTATCGTTACCGCTGCGCTCGCCGTGCCCACTGCCGTGTCGCCGTTGTACGTCGTCACCGTAGCCGTGGCAGATATCGTCGTAGCGCTCGGGAAGCTGTCAAACCACGATCTCGGCACAGTCACGCTGTGCGAGGAGTCGAACAGCTCCGACGTGTACAGCGTCTTGTCGCCCGCCGTCACCGTCAGCTTGTGGCGGAACGCGTCCACCGCCTTGTTAAGGCTCACCGTCAGTGTCCCCAGCGTTTCGACCGTCTGCGTTATCGCCGCGATCGTCGAGCTGCCCGCCGCCGTCGTTATGTTCAGGGTTGCGACGTTCGCAAAATTCCATAAAAAGTAATTTGTGTTATTGGGGAATATATATATGTACGCCTCAGTGTTTGCAGGGAGGTTGACCGCCGCTTCCGCCGCGGAGATGTCGTAGTCCTTGCCGTTGCCGGTGATCGTCAGCGTCCCGCAGCTCGCGGAGCCTGCGCCCGCGTTTACGTGTGACGTCGGCGACGTGGTGGCATACCAGTTAAGCCCGCCCCACGAGTACGACGCACTGTGCGCCAGATGTGCCCCCGTGAAGCTCAGTTTGCTCACGCCGTCCGCGGGCGTTGTGAAGGTGTAGCGGAGCACGCGGGTGAGCTTTTTTGCCGTCTCGAAGCCCGCGAGATATCCCGTATGGCTCGCACCTCCGCGGTATGCGGCGCGCCCTGTCGTTGTAACCGTCATATTACCTCCACAAATCCCGGATACGCATCGGCCAGCAGTTTATACCCGCGCCGCGCGAAGAGTATCGCCGCCGGATCGCCGTGCTTGATGCTGATGTGCCCGTCCTCGTGTTTGATCTCCGCGTCCTCACAGATGTCCATCAGCGTCATGGCCAAGATCGACGCCGCCGCGCAAACAATGTCTTCGCCCTGCGGCGCATAGTGCGCGTGTCCTTTTATGTCTATCCCCGTCAGCCCCGCGTGTACGCTTATCATTCCGCGCCTCCCGGCTGTGACGCCTGTCTGCTGCGCGTCCGCGCGTTTTGTACGCGCGTCTGTTCCTGCGGCTGTCCCGCGTCGAGGTTGACGTCCGCCGGTGCCTGCCGCTGCTGCGGCTGCTCGCCGGTTATCGCCGTCATGAGTCCTGCCGCGAGGTTTGGCTCGTATTTTTGCGCCAGCGTCAGCGCCATCTGCTGGTACATGATGAGCTGCTGATACATCCCGCCCATCTGTGCAATCCGCTGCATCAGCGCGTCCTTGCCGTCAAACTCCATCATGTCAAGGCACATCAGGCTCGTGTCCGCCTGCGCGGGGTTGAAGAAGCCCAGCGAGTAAAACTGCAGCGCCAGCTCGTTTTGGCTCATCTTGGTGTACGCTGCGGCCTTTTGCGCCTTAACTTCGATATCAAATACCGGCAGTCTCATGCCCATGTCCTGCCCGCCCAGCATGCCGAGCGGCTGCCCGCGCAAGCCCGCGTTACCGTACTGCACAAACTTCTCTTCGCCAAGGCTGCCCGTGATGCGGAACTGCCGCGGCACATCGTAAAACTGCCGTATCAGCTCAATTACCAGCGTTACCACTTGGCTGTACGCCCTGTAACTGGTCTTCGTGCTGTCGCGGCTGCCCTTGCCGCTCGCCTCCTGCAGCGCCGCGATGGCGCTTGCCGCCGTCACGCCCTGCGAGGTCGAGCCCGTGGCCGTCTCGGTATTGCCCGAAGTCTCGCGCAGCTCGTTAACTTTTCCGGCCTGGAACTCCATGTAATTGCCGCTCAGAGGCCGGTAATCTATAATTTTAAGCGCATCATCTCCGAGGTTGCCGTCCACCGTCACCAGCGGCGTCGACAGGTCGAGAAACTCGTCCTCATGTACGCCGCCGTCGTTGCGCCTGAAGTATCGCGGCATCGCGCCCACCATAGTGTTTTTAACAAACGCCGTGTCCATCAGGTCTATTGCCGTCTGCGCGTTGCTGCACAGGTCGACAAAACCGTAGCCGCAGGGGCTGCCCTCGACGGGGAACAGCGAGTCGAAGACGAAGGGATAAAGCCCGTGATCATACAGCGGCTTGCCCTCGTCCTCCGTCGCGTAAAGCACCGTGTCGCCGACGTATTTGACGTAGTGAAGCACCGTGCGCCCGTCCTGCCACAGCTTGTAGTAGCAGTCGATAACCGTCGTCTTGCCGCTCGTGTCGACCGCATCATCATATAAAAACTTGGTCGCCGTGAACGGGCTGCCCTTGAGCTTGCCCTCAAGCTGTGGGTATCTCTGCTCTAGGATGTCGTTGTCGTGCAGCGCCGTGTGGTAAAAATACCGGCTGTCCTGTATGTCGCGCACACCCGGCTCCCAGAACAGGTTCAGCAGGTCGACGCGCTCTATCGAGATGTCGCCGAGGCCGCCGAGCTTGTCCGCGTCCCACGTTACCTTATATACGCCCGTGCCGGTCTTCAGCTTCTGCCACATCGCATCGCAGTAGGTATCTTCAAAGAGGTTTTGCTCCATTACTACCGGCACGATGCTGCTGAGCATCCGCGCCTCTTCGCGGTCGTTCGGCTCGCGCGGCAGTATGTTGGGTTCGGGGTACGCCTCCATCGCGTCGGCGTGTTTTGATACAATGACGTTGTGCAGCCAGCCGGAGCGGCTGCGGAAGCCGCCGTCGTCGAGCGACGTGGTTTTCATCTCCTCGCTGCTGTTGCGCAGCTTCCACCAGTTTTCCGCGCTCACTACGCGGCGTTCGAGGTGCGCTTTGCCGGTCTTGTATTTTTGCAGTATCCGCGTCAGCTCCTGCAGTCTTTCTGGGGTTATTTTGCTTTGTATATTGTCCATTCAACGGCCTCCTTGCCATTTTGTACAAATATTGAGTTTAAATTTTGTGCATTCTGCCTATTGATTTGTACGCACAAATGGCGTACAATATAACCAAGATAACAAAAGGAGGAAAACACAATGACAACTACGATTTATGCTAATTACGGACTTCTCGGCGCGGAAAAGCGCACGGTGTACAGCACCCGCCGCAGTGAAGTGTCCGACGCGCTGAGCGTCAACATTCCTGATGACCTTTACGCCGGCGTCAACGACGCGGGCGAGGTGCTCATCGGTGTCGCCGGCATAACCTATCTGCTCGATGAGGTCCTGTGCGGTGATAACGCGCCGTGCCTCCGTTGCTTCGACGGCGATGGTTATGTCCTGCGCAAGCTCTCTGTCGTGGGTGGCAACTGACATGGCAGGGAAAACCGAACGTCTGTACATCCGGATCACGCCGGATGTCAAAGCGCGGCTCGCGGAAGCCGCCGCAAGCAAAAACCGCAGTATCACAAATTATGTCGAGGATGTGCTGCTCGCCTCCCTCGACGCGGAAGGAGGAACAACCATGACAAACGATGAGATCAAGGCCGCAGCCGGTATATTCGCCGTCTGCTACGCGGCAACCAAGTCCCGCAGCGAGGCGGACATCGCAAACGCCCAGCGCTTCCCGCTCCTGCTTGTGTCCCGGTACGTGCAAAAGCTCCACGCGATGCACAAGGCCACGCCGGAAATTGACAAGCAGATCGGCGAGCTGTTTGACCGCATAGGCGCCGAGACCATGCAGCGAGACTTCGAGAAGTGCCTGACCTTGCAGCAGCAGGGAGTGTGGATGCTGGAGTTCGCGCGGGTTCGCGCGGAGCGTTGACCCTTGACAACTCCGCCATGAGCCGTTATAATATCGGTGTCAGCCCCTCGTGGGCTGTGGATTGAAATAATTATTTAATTTTTAGCAAGCGGGAAGATGATGCCGAAAGGCGTCATCTTTTTTTATATTGGTTCAGCGGGTCGTTTATGATGTTTGGCTGCTCGACCGGCCGCATCGGCTTTATCGGGCGCGACATGCAAAAATATCTCCACTCGTCGGCCACATGATCCTCCATGTCGCTGTCCACGTCCTCGACGTGCGTCTGGCTGTACATCAGCAGGGGGACCGTGCGTATAAACGCCTTGCACGAGTCAAATACGTACATCCTCGGATATCCGCGCTCATCAAACTGCAGCCGGTAGTGGCACTGCATCCAGCCGGGTATGCGCTCATTGTCGCCGGGGTCGAAGTATATCCCGTACTTTATCGCAGTCTCTGCAATGCTCACGCCGCCCTTGTTCGCCCATATCGACGGGTCGGCC